ACGGGCATTCATCTAACACCTTCTGAGCTTTTTCAATCCATGCCAGTTCTTTTTTGGTTAGTTTTGACATATATCTATCTCCTGTTTGCATCCTTGCAAATATATCCTTGGATTAAACGTATGGCTTAATATCGAATTGTTTAAACCATTCTTTTATTTCGTCGTATTCGTCATCACTAATTTCATTTTCTTCTAGCCATTCTTCAAATGAATCTCTGGCAGCGTCTTTCGTTAGGTAATAAATAAAATTTTGCAGTTTATTTGGCGTACTCATGGTTATATCCTTTGGTTAAATCACATAGGGAAGGGCTAGAATGGGATTTGATCATCCCAATCCATCGGTGGCTCATTTTGCGGTGCTTGCTGCTGTGGCTGCTGAGGTTGTCGCGCTGATTGCTGGCCTCCTGTCTGATTATTGCCACCGTTACCGCCTAGCATTTGCATTTTCCCATCAATGCCAACGATGACCTCGGTAATGTACTTAACCATATCAACTCACAAGGGCTGCGCATTGCGTGGCCTTTTTCATATATAGCCACCGAAAATCGTTATCAATATGTAATAACATTGTGATTGGTTAGACTACATTGATAACTGGTGCCAATGTAGAGAATCCCAAGTGGGAAGGTGGAGCTAGCCGGCCTACCGTGTTAGTTTGTTAAAATTTAACTTAGGTTCAATAAACCAGTGGATAGTTGAGTTAAAAGACAATAAAAGAGCGATGCTAATAGTTGATAGTGTTAGTAATATTATTAATAATAAACTATATTCTACATGGAAGTAAGTTAAGGTTTGTAAAAGAATAAAACAAATAATAGGATGAATTAAATAAACACCTAAAGCATTGTTTGATACCCTTGAATATTTATCAGTTGATAAAGAAAAGTAAATAATGCTAGAGCCTAAAACTATGCTTATAAAGAACTTTAAAATATAAATAACAAAAAAGTATAATAAGAAATCAGCTTTAGTAATATTTAAAATTGTTCTATTGATGTTTTCTTCATAATAAAGTGCAGCTATAGCTAAGGCTGCAGTGATTATAATTATATAATGAGGTTTTTTTCTAAGTGAAGATATTTTTTTACCATTAATAAAATAAGCAACTACAAAGAATGGGAAGTATTTAATAATGGAAAAGAAACTGGATGCACTAATTAAGTAATTACTTGCTAAATAAGAAAAAAATAATGATATCGCCAAAATAATAAATAATATTAAACTGTTAGATTTGAACTTTTGTGGTAACAATAAAAAAAAAGCTTGCCAAACAGGTGTGGCTAAAAAAAACCATACTCCATTTTGAGGTTCAAAGAGATAAAGTTTTAAGCTTAATTGGCCGGAAAAGTATAGTGGGATTGCATCAACTGTTTGAAATATTAAATAAATTATAATAGATGGAAGCAAACTAAGCTTCAAAGATTTCCAAGAGGCATTCTTCGTTACGAATGCAACTATGAATACAAACATAGGAATTAATGTTAAGTCGAAAATACTAATAAGAAATGAGGCCTTATTTTTATCGACTAAATTTAAGTAGAAATTAAAAACAATAAGAGAGCTCAATATGAGCTTCAACGTGGGCCAATATGGTTGGGTAATATTATTTGACACAGGCTTAATTTGTTGTTTCATATGCACGCCCTGTATAAGAATCAGCTCATTGTACTGTATTGATATACTTATTTGAAATGAATTCCTTGGAAATAATCAAGAAACAATTTTAACTTATCTTGAATGAATATTAGTTCCATGAATTTAAACCTGGGCTACTGTAGTTGGTAGCTTTCTATTAACTAAACATCGGAACACTCCGTAGGGGGTGAAATCATGCGTATGGATAAATATAGCAACGCAGCCTACGGTAGTGCTGGGCTTACAGCATTTTTTGCTAGCTTATCGCTTTATGAATGGGGCTTTATTATCGGGATGGCGTTTAGCATTCTTTTAGGTCTCGCTACCTTTTTTATGAATCGACGAGAGCAGCGAAAGCGGACCCGTTTATTTGAAGAACTTGTTAATAAAACCGACCCACAAAACCCATCAGACACTGCACGAAAAGCCGCCGAACTTATGGCAAAAGCACCTAAGGATATCTAATGTCGCTCAAACAAAAACTAACTGTGCTTGTTGGCGCAGGGGCTTCGGCTATCGCTTTAACGGTGATTGCACATTTTGAAGGTGTGAGATATGAGCCTTATGAAGATGTGGGTAGGGTATTAACAGTTTGCTATGGTCACACGGGGAAAGATATTGTTCCCAATAAAACTTATACCAAAGAAGAATGCAACGAGCTATTAGCACTTGATTTTATGAGAACTAAGCTGCAGGTAGATCGCCTAGTTAAAGTTCCTGTTGATGAACATACAAAAGCAGCCCTTTATTCATTTGCTTTTAACGTGGGTACTGGGGCATTCGCTAAGTCGACAATGCTTAAAAAGCTTAACGAAAGTGATCAATACGGTGCTTGTGAAGAACTTAAAAAATGGGTTTACGCTGGTGGCAAGGTATGGCGTGGGCTCGTTAATCGCCGAGAAGCGGAGGCGACCATATGCCATGGAAACCTATAGTGGTTGTAATGTGTTTCATGCTACTCGCGATATCAATAATTGCTTTCGGTGCTTATTGTATGACAGATAATACATGCGGTATTGATAAAGCCAGCTTAGAAAAGCGCTGCCAGAAAGCCATCGATCACTATAAAGGTCAGCAAGTTAATTTTTAATCTTCTATATGGTAATCGCCATGAATACAGTCAGAGTCGCATTATTTATCGCAGCGTGGGTAGCTATATGGGGAATGTGGAAGCAACACGAGAGAATAGGTGAGCTAAACACTAAGAATGCCGTACTACTCGTCGAGCTAACAGAGCAAGTCAAAATCAATGAAGCTTACCAAGAACGAGTCCAATCACTTCATAAACTCGATACTAAGCATATTCAGGTACTAGCCAATGCAAAAAGTGAAATTGATAAGTTGCGTATTGCTGCTGAGCGCAATCCTGAACGGGTGTACATCAAAGCTAGTTGTAAAAAAGTCGAAGGCATTACCACCCCCAGCTTGGATGATGCAACAACCGCCAGACCTACTGACACCGCTGTCAGAAATTATTGGCTACTCAGAAGCAGGATAGCAAAACAAACGCAAATGATATTGGGGCTGCAAGATTATATTAGAACGGAGTGTTTGTGATGAATGAAACAGTCTAGCTAAAAAATAACGGTTATCCGTGGATTGGTTCAATTTATCATACGCATTATTCTTAGTCATACTAATAGTGCTTATACTTGAAATGCTTACTGAGCAGCAGGTTAAGATAGTTGCTTCGTTGCATGAACATGATGAAATGTTTGATACATCTTCAGCTGTTAACTCTGCGTCTACTGTTTGTATATATAAGGATAATAAAATTAATAATATACCAAATTATATCCTCAACTATCTTAGGCCTGATTGTAATGAAAATTGAAAAGTTCAAGCACTAGCCGATGACAAAGTTTTGTATAAAATGAATAAGGTAAAAAAATAGCCCGTGCCAGGAAGACTAACGGGCTAACATAATACCAGCACACATCTTGGTTATCATTATTCTTACTACCTTTATAGTAACGAATATAGAATAATAAATTAATAGGTGTCAGTGTGTAACAAAAGGAAAAAAAATATTTCAAGTTATGGTGAGCGCCATTTTTAGGCCCGTAAATAGGATTCATTAAGTAAGCATATTAGGGAAATAATATTCAGCATGGGATAATTGGGGAGAACATTACTATTTTAAATTTTGCTTTATAACATTTTCACTAATAACTAGATGCAAACTAGTACGACTATTTATCTAAATTAGATTGTTAATTAAATAAGAAATGTATTAATACTAGAAAAATAAGTATTCTCATGAGACTATGCAAAGAATGAAAGTTGCCTTATACTTCATTGATATTATTAGTATTTATAATTGGAAAGGGTTAGTTATAGAGATTTTTAAAATTATAAATATAAGTTATTTTGTAATTTATATAATTAACAATAATAGGAGGTAATATGCCTCCCCTCAATGTGTAAGGAGGAGGTCATAAAGGGAGGGTTATTTTCTGCCTAGGAGAAAACCAACAATTAATCCAACACTAGCAGATATGGCTACTGCAGTGAGTGGATTTTGTTTAATTTTTGTCTGAGCATTTTGACTATAATCTTGTGCTGTTTCTAGCATGTCAGCAGTTACTTGCTTGCCCTTACCGTAGATTTCCTTTGCTTTACCTTCGATTTGGTGCTTATTTGACTCAGTTAGCTCCCCATATTTATCTTGGGCCTTGCCTGCTGCTTCTGCAACTTTACCTTCAGCTTTATCAAAAAGTGCCATAATGCTACCTCTATGTTTGATTAAGTAAGTGTAAGTTATAAAAATAAACAATTCCGTTGAAACTTTATACATTAAAGCATCATAATATTTAATTATGCAAGAATTATATAATATTAACTTATTAATTTATAACCCTACAGGATTAGCAGGTATTCGTGTGTTAAGTTAGATTGGTTAATATTATTATGTTGTACTCAGACAGTTATCAGCTAATCAATAGTAGATTTTTTATATTTAATAAGCGTACACTGATGCTCATGGCCAGCATAGGTTTATGATTAAGGTGGAGTTAGAGCATGAGATTAATTAGTAATGAACGTGAGCATTTTGGGGCCTTACTCGGATATGCTCCTGGAGGTGTAGCAATATATTCATCAGATTACGATTCATTATCTAATTTTGATAGCAAAAATGATATTTCTTTTCGTAGCTATATTGGTAATGAATATATGGGTTATAAATGGCAATGTGTTGAGTTTGCTCGTCGTTTTTTATATCTCAATTATGGAGTTGTTTTTAGTGATGTCGGTATGGCATATGAAATATTTTCTTTGCGTTTTTTACGGCACGTAGTTGATGATGACATTTTACCGCTAAAAGCTTTTGTTAACGGGAGTCCTATCAAGCCTACCGCGGGGGCATTGTTAATTTGGGATGAGGGTGGCGAGTTTAATAAAACAGGCCATATAGCAATTATTACGCAGGTTTATGATGATAAAGTTCGCATCGCTGAGCAAAATGTCATCCATCATAAATTGCCTATAGGTCAGCAGTGGACACGGGAATTGCCTCTGAAAAGAGATAAAGAAAGATATACACTATCAGATACTTTCCCAGACACTAAAATTTTAGGGTGGATGATACAAACAGATAGTGATGAACATGCTTATTCAGGGCCGTATACTAATCCTGAGTTGCTAAAAATTCATGCTGCAAAAATAGATAATAAAATTGACTATAATAAAGAATGGTTGAATGAATCAAATCCCATAGAAAATAAATATATTCAAGCTAGGCAAGGTCGTAAGCTAAATAGTGCTCTTCATGAATATTTTACAATATCTAGCACAGCTGAAAATAAATTGATACAAGCAACCAATGAAGTTCATCTTATGTATCTGCATGCGACAGAAAAAGTGTTAAAGAGTGATAATCTATTGAAACTTTTTAACATTCCAGAAATGCTTTGGCCTCGTATACGTTTATCATGGAAGAATCGGCGCCATGATATGATTACAGGAAGATTAGACTTTTGTTTAGATGAACGAGGATTAAAAGTCTATGAATATAATGCGGATTCAGCTTCTTGTCATACAGAGGCAGGGGTCATTATTGATAGGTGGGCAAAAGCAGGGCAACTGAAAGATGGCAAAAACCCAAGTGGCCACTTAACCGAATTACTTTCTAGCACATGGGAACACTCTTCTGCTAAACCTTTTATTCACATTATGCAGGATGCAGATAGTGAAGAAGATTATCATTCGCAATACATGGCATATGCAATTACCGAAGTTGGATTCGATTATAAAATCATTCATGGTTTAGAAGAATTATTTTGGAATGAAACAGGTCAAGTTGTTGATAGTGATGGCCGTATATTAGAGTGTGTATGGAAAACATGGGCGTGGGAAACTGCTCTTGAGCAAATTCGACAAGAATGTGAGAAAGATTATGAGCATTCAGCTCTACAAATTCGTACTGGGCACTCAGAATATAATGACGTCAGACTAGTTGATGTATTATTAAAACCTGAGATTCGCGTCTTTGAGCCTTTATGGACAGTCATTCCAAGTAATAAAGCTATATTACCTATTCTTTGGTCGTTATTTCCTCATCACCCTTATCTTTTGAATACAAGTTTTGACATCAGTGATGAATTACGTTTGAGTGGTTATGCGATTAAGCCAATAGCTGGCCGTTGTGGTGACAACATAGGATTAGTTGATAAGTGCGATACAGTTTTAGATGAAACTTCAGGTCAATTTGGTCAACAGGAAAATATTTACCAACAATTATGGTGTTTACCAAATATAGAAGGTCGTTTTATTCAAGTCTGCACATTTACTGTTGGGGGACATTATGGAGGAGCATGTTTACGATCAGATCCATCATTAGTTATCAAAAAGGATAGTAATATAGAGCCATTATGGGTGCTTGATGATAATGATTTTTTATAATGGATACGATATCAGAAAATATATCTCTTAAAATTCATATGATTACCTTGTTAAAGTTGGTCCCAGCAATACTATTTCCTCAGTATCTCAAGCCATCAGTTAATAGCTGATGGCCTTTGCTTAAAGGAAAGTTGAGCAACAAAGAAATGCCCCATTACTGGGGCAAAATAAAACGAAGCAATAGTTTGAATACACTATCAGCATAGATGATTCGTAAATTTTTCACATGGATTAAGTGTAAGCAAATACGGAAAAGAAAATACGGAAAAGAAAATACGAATATGAGTGTCGTTAAAAGTATAAGAAAACACTAGAAGGACAAAGTAAGCTTATCCCCTAGTGTTTTAGGTAAGGGGGGAGGTTACTTAGCTGCTCTTTGTATTGCCTCTCCTCCAGCCTCTATGTCTTCACCAACACCTTTAGTTGTGTTACAGGCAGTTAGTGTGAAAGCAACAGCTAATGAGCAGATGAGGAAACTGATTTTTTTCAACATATTTTCTTCCTTTTTAATGTGAAGTTATAAGCTACAGAAGATCATTTATAATTATAGCAGAATAATTAACTTACTATTTTTATCTGTAGGGAATAAGAGTTTCAGTATTAAACCCATCATATCTTTGTGGAGTTAATATGATTAGTGATACCTGACAAATGAAAATTAGCTGCTATATTCTAAGTGTTAATACTTATTTTGTGATTAATCAACATTAGCAAAAAAGGGTACACTCTATGATATTAAAAGAGCTATTTATCCGTATGCTTCATATTTTCCAATACTTATTAGTTGGTTTTCTTTTGTTATTATCATCAATAGCATTACCTAATTGGCTAGGTAATGCCACGGTCTTTTTTGTAGGGTAGTATCCAAAGTAGTGAATGGAAGAAATGGATAATCACAAAGATTATGAAATAAAAAAAGCCCACAAAGATGAAGTGGGCTAAAAATGCTGCTTTATGTAGTTGAATATCGTATTAAATGTAGTTAATTTTTCAGTATATGCAAACTATTTTTTAGTATTGGTGGGGTTAAACACCTTGGTAGTATAAGCAGCGATAAAATATACCAATTCCCACAATAAACATGACCAAAATATCACCAATAATAAGAGTGGATAAAGTATTCTTAACATTTTGAAACTTCGATATATTTATCTTTTATACACCTGTTAATATATAGCGGTATATCTTTAGATATGATTAATCTCTGATATTCTATGTAGGGGACATTTTTGTACTGATGAGTTAGCTTGTTATGGAAACCAATTTCCAAGGTTTTATTGTCATGATTGTATTCAATAGATTCAATTTCTACTAAATTCATTAATAATCTATACATATTGAGCCTTTATGTAAAACACATAATAAGAGTATTTGAAAGTGTAGTATGGCTCTTAGTAATATCAAATATTTAGTTAGAATTTATAGATGATTAGGTCGTTCAGAGACCTTTTTTATGCGAAAGTATCTTATCGGTGATATTTAGTGAGGTTACAATGCAGATAAAGTCAGTTTTTATGTTTTTAAGCATGCTTTTACTTAACGGATGCAGTGTTAAAGTACCAAAGGATATATCACCAGTTAAGAATTTTGATTTATCCCGCTACCTTGGTGAATGGCATGAGATAGCCCGAATCGATAATCGATTTGAAAAAGGATTAATCAAGGTCTCAGCTAACTATTCTCTTCGTGGTGACGGAGGTGTAAAAGTAGTGAATAGAGGGTGGGATTCAGAGAATAAAAAATGGAAAGAAAGCGTGGGGAAAGCCTATTATGTTGAATCTTCCGATGTAGGAGCTTTGAAAGTTTCTTTCTTTGGTCCTTTTTACGGTGGGTATAATATTATTAAGCTTGATGAAAACTATCAATATTCATTAGTTGTTGGGCCTAATAAAGATTATCTATGGGTTTTATCTCGCACGCCAACTATGCCACCAGAGTTATTAAATGAATACCTTAGCTTTGCAAGTAACCATGGTTTTGATAGGAAGCAAATATTGATATTTCAATAGAACTACCTCTTAATTATCTGCTTTGATATTTTTTATTGAAAATTCAAGAAGTGAAATATATGACCCGCCTCGTGCGGGTTTTTTATTGGGTATAAACTATGGCACTAAACGATAAACAAGAAATGTTTTGTCGTGAGTACCTCGTAGACTTAAACGCTACTCAGGCGGCTATACGTGCGGGGTACAGCGAAAAAACCGCTAACAGAATAGCAGCTCAATTATTGTCAAAACTTGACATTGAAAAACGAATCCAAGAGCTGATGAATAGGCGTAGCGAAAGGCTAGATATCGATGCTGACTACGTGCTTAAGCGTTTAGTCGATATAGACCAAATGGATGTGTTGGATATTCTTCACGATGACGGGGGTATTAAGCCTATTCATGAGTGGCCTAAAGTTTGGCGTACGTCATTAAGTGGCATGGACTTAGCTGAAATGTTTGAGTCCAAAGATGGTGAGCGTGACTTGGTTGATATCATGAAGAAGATCAAATGGCCTGACAAAGTGAAAAATCTTGAGCTACTTGGTAAGCACGTCAAAGTACAAGCATTCAAAGAACAGATTGAGCAGAAAGTTGAAGCGACACACAACATTATGCCAGTTCCATCATGTACCAATGTGGATGATTGGGAAAAGGCTGCACAGCAGCAACAGGGTGAGGTATTAGGTGGATGAATTACAACGTAGTATGGAAACCCTTACCTGGTTCGCAGTCATTATCATTAAGTTGCCCATGCAATGAAATCCTGTATGAAGGCACGCGAGGTCCTGGTAAAACCGCGGCCCAATTAGCGAGATTTAGGCGCAATGTCGGAGTGGGTTACGGTTCATTTTGGCGCGGTATCATATTTGATACGGAATACAAAAATCTTGCAGATATCATTACTCAATCTAAGCGTATGTATCGGTTGTTTAAAGATGGCGCTCGCTTTCTTGCTTCAGCCTCTGAATTACGTTGGGTATGTACAACGGTCAATCGTATGATGCAGCCATGTTAGTTGGAGCCAGTGTTAAAAATGGCAACGTGTTGACACAAATTGGTTTCAGTGCGGATACGTTTGGCATTTTCAATCCCTCCAGCGGCAAGTTGGAACCCGCATTTATAGTTGTTAACGGGCAAGTCGTTATTAATGAAGCGCTTATCAACAAAGCGGTTATAGGCAGTA